TTTAAAAGGTACACTGAGTAGATTAACTATGTACTCTAATTCTATAGGAATTAGACGACCACCGTTCACAGTTCTCGTACATTCTACACCTAATGTAGGTAAATCGAGTGTCATCGGTATTATACAGAAGATCTATCAATCTATAGCTCATAAGGAAGTTAGTGCTGCAGAAGGAGGAAGTTTTATCCTTGTTGGTACTGATAAATATTATAGTGGCTATAACTCAGCTGCTTGGTGTGCAGTTCTTGATGATGCTAATGCCATCAGAGATAACATACAGCCGGATGCAAAGTTTATGGACTTAATTCGTCTCATCAATCCTGTTACCTATGTCTTGCCTATGGCAGATGTAGAGGATAAAGGTAAGACAGTTTTTGCTGCTGAATTGTTAATAGTTACTAGCAATGATGTGCAAATGCATGCTCAGGCAATATATTTTGAACCAAGCGCTCTTTGGCGCAGATTTCCATATATTGTGGAACCAGTTGTAAAAGAGGACTTCCAAGATATTTATGGTGCAATCAGTGTAGACGAAGCCCATGATGTCTTTAGTTCTGTGGATGCATGTCCGTGGGATTTTAAGATTAGGCGTGGTCGTTTAATTGATAACCAGTTTAAGAGGGAGTATGTTAGACATAGACCCATAACTGCTATCGATGATGGGATTCTTATTAATTATAAAGAGTTCCAACAGTTTATGGCTGAGGCTATGCTCAAACATATTGCCAAGGAAGATAATATGGTTAACTCCATTATTAAGTTTCATCAGGGCGAATGGTGTGATGAACACAAATGTCTTAGGAATTTATGTACAGAGCACCCAGAAGAGGTACTTGAACCTATTGAACTGAAATTAGATCCAGAGTATGACGATTATTATAATAAAGTCATGTCCTGGCGTGATCAGCTCGTGGGTTTTACAAAAGAGCATCGAGATGCTATAGCCCTTATTGGTGGATCGACCCTAGCTGGAGTTTTCATCAAGAAGTGGATGTCTTCGAAAGTTGAAGAGTCATTACATTATGTTAGTGATGAACCAGTTTTAAAGGACACCAAGACTTGGGATTATGATCCCTTTTCCATTACACGGACCTCAGCTAGTGCGAATATGAATGATTTTAAATTCGTATTGGATAAGAACTTATATCATATTGAGCTGATAGGCCAAGATAATATGTTGGATAGTGCTGTTGCCCTTCATGTACAAAATGGTGTTTTTATAACTGTTTCACATCTTGTGAATAAGCCACATCAGATTGCCCGACTTAAGAAATTCCAAACAACTACCAAAAACTTCCGTGAGATAGATATAACTATGTCCCTGAAAACTAAAATGAAGATGCAAGATCTTGATTGTATATTATTCAGAGTTACAGGGAAACTCTTTGGAACAGGTCTTCTGGATTATTTTAGTTTGAAAACACCTATTGAGTCTAAAGAGTATAAGTTTTATTTTTCCGAGCTATCATCAGCTAAGAAACCTCACAGTGGTGTATGGGGATATTCGGATCCAGTTTCTGTTATCTCTCCTGTAAGTATGTTTAAAACTCATTCAATAAAGAAGGAATTCCCAGCAGAGAATCTTGGAGTTATGGTTAAAGGTATCAATGTGTATACAGGACAATG